GGAAGCCAAGGCCGATTAAGTTGGGCCTGCTCGCTCATATCTTCCCGGGCCGGTCGAAGTCTGCCGAAGGGCAGTACCGGCCCGGGCCATATGCGCTATCCGATGGCTGGCTTTCGGCCAAGGCCGGCCGATTCTGGAATTGGTGGCAGATGGGCTACTCGCTCCAGCCTTATGGCGAGAGCGGAGCGATGGTCGAGGCCTGTGTCTCGGCCTATTCCCAGACCGTTGCGATGTGCCCCGGCGATCATTGGCAGGCGGGGTCGACAGGGGGGCGGGATCGCGTGACGACGTCAGCGTTGTCCCGCATCATCCGTCGGCCGAACGATTACCAATCGATGTCGGACCTGCTGCTCAACCTGACGCGGCGCTTGTACCAGAAGGGTGAGGGGTTCGCGCTCGCGATTCGAAATGATCGTAATGAGATCGCCGAACTGCACTGGATGCGCGACGGGTATCCGCTGGTCGCCGCCGACGGTTCGATCTACTACCAGCTTGGTGGCAACGAGATCGTACAGAGCAGGTTCGATCTGTCTGCGCCCATTCCGGCGCGCGATGTGTTGCACGTTCGGCTTCACACGCCGCGCCATCCGCTGAAAGGCGAAAGCCCGATCTGCGCCGCGGCCCTGGAGCTGATGATGTCGGGCGCTGCGCTCAATCATCAGGTGGCGTTTTATCTCAACCAGGCGCGACCGTCATTCCTATTGGAGACGGAACAGCAACTGACGAAACAGCAGGCGGATGAGCTGCGCACCCGATGGGATTCGCAGACCAAGGGAGAGAATGCCGGCGGTACGCCGATTTTGTCCTGGGGCCTCAAGGCGCGTCCGATCACGGTTGGTGCCGGCGACGCGCAGCTCGCCGACATGCTCAAGCTGAGCGATCAGAACGTAGCGCTCGCTTTCCGGATGCCGCTGCAGATCCTCGGCATTGGCGGGACGCCGTTCGCTTCGACCGAAGCGTTGATGTCGTCGTGGAAGGCGATGGGGCTTGGCTTTGCGCTCAATCACATTGAGGAAGCGTTCGGCTTGTTGTTTCGCCTCAAAGGTTTCCCCGATGATTATATTGAGTTTGACACCAATGCTCTGCTGCGGTCGTCCTTTAAGGAAATGATCGACGCGCTGTCGAACGGGACACGCCGCGTCATGACGCCGAACGAGGGGCGGCGCTATCTCGATCTGCCGGCCAAGGAAGGCGGCGATCAGCTTTTCGTTCAGATGCAGGATGTGCCGCTCAGTATGGCGGGCAAGGTGGCGGCCCCGCCGCCGAAGCCTGCATCTGGTGCGCAAGACGAGCCCCAGCAGCCCGAGGATGACGGCAATAAGACCGCCGATCTGATTCAATCATTTCGTTTGAAACAGGCCTCACATGCCCGCTTCGCCGCTTGAGACGCTTGTCGATGAACTCGCGCTTGTTGCCGGCCGCATTGAGCGGGAGGCGGCGCTGCGGATCGAAGCGGCGATCTCCAATCTTCGGCGGATCGATGCCGAGCGGGAATTACGTCTGGCGAGGCTTGAGCGCGATGTTGCTGATCGATTGGCCGTCATCGAAGATGGCAAGGATGCCGACCCGGCGGTGATCGCGCGGATGGTTGGCGACGCCGTCGCGGCGCTGCCGGCGGCGCCGGCGGGGAAGGATGCAGATCCGGCGCTTGTGGCGTCGATGGTGGACGACGCGGTGGCGCGCGCTGTGGTGGGGCTGCCCGCGGCGCCGGCGGGCAAGGATGCCGACCCGGCGGTGATTGCGCGGACGGTCGCGGAGGCGGTCGCGGCGCTGCCGGCGGCCCCTGCGGGCAAGGATGCAGATCCGGCGCTTGTGGCGTCGATGGTGGACGACGCGGTGGCGCGCGCTGTGGCGGGGCTGCCCGCGGCGCCGGCGGGCAAGGATGCCGACCCGGCGGTGATTGCGCGGATGGTTGGCGACGCCGTCGCGGCGCTGCCGGCGGCGCCGGCGGGGAAGGATGGGAAACTTCCGGTCGTCCGCGAGTGGAGCGATCGCGTGCACTACGAGGGCGCGGTTGTGGTGCACGACGGCCAGACCTATCAGGCGATCAAGGATACCGGCAGAAAGCCTGGGCATGACGATTGGATATGCTTGGCGCGCGCCGGCCGTGATGGTCAGCCAGGCCGCTCGTTTCGGGTTGAAGGGACTTTTGAACCCGCGCGCGGCGATTACCGTGAGCTCGATATCGTCGTGTTGAATGGGGCGTCGTTCCTGGCCCGTACCGACAACCCGGGCCCGTGCCCAGGCGAGGGCTGGCAGCTTATTGCCTCGCAGGGCAAGCGCGGGGCGCCAGGCGAGCGCGGTCAGCGGGGCGACGCGGCCAAGGCTGTAGTCCGGTTAGACATCAGCGATGAGGCCCTTCTGACACTGACCAACGGCGACGGATCGAGAATTGATCTTGACCTGTATCCGCTGCTGTCTGCTGTGTCGCGAGCGTAGGACAAGTGCCGTGCTATCAGTGACATCGCCTGCGGACGATCTGACCTTGCTGTCGATCGAGGAATTGCGCGTCGCTGTTGGGTTGGCATCCGACGATGACAGTAAGGATGATCAGCTTGACTCTCTAGGCATTCGCGTAGCCGCAATGATCACGGCGTCATGCATGGTTGTTGGTGATGGGCTGGCGCAGCCGACGTTGCGGCTTGAGGAATTGACCGAAACCTATCGGCTGAAAAGCGATCAGCGGACGCTTTATGCGGCGCGGCGCCCGATCACTGAGGTGCATTCGATTACCGAGAATGGCGTGACGCTGACCGCTGATGTTGACTATGAGTTCGACGCCGCGGCTGCAACGTTTACGCGGCTCACAAACGACGTCGCGACATGCTGGCCTTCCGGAAAAGTGGTTGTCGATTACGAGGCCGGTTACGAGACCGTGCCTGACGTGCTCAAGGCGATCGCCGCTCAGCTCGCGTCGTCCTATTGGGCCAATGCAGGCATCGACCCGATGGAAAAACGACTGTCGATACCGGGGCTGATCGACCGAGAACGCTGGGTCGATCAGACCGCCAATAATCAGATGCCTGCGGATATCCTCGGGGCGCTGACGGCCGGTGGGTTCGTCAACCGCATCATGGTGTTCTGATGTCGTTCGCCGATCGCGTGCTTGCCGATTATCAGCAGGCGATGGCCGTCAGCGGCGAAGACATCGCCATGCGTCGCTTCTCAGGCACGCCGCAATCCCGCACCCATGCCGACACGACCGTGCGAGCTAAGGTCGCCGGCTACGAGCCGACCGAGTTGATCGGCTCGATCGTGCAGGGTGACCGCAAGGTGATCTGTCTGGTGGACACGCTTTCAGGATTGTTGCCGGTCACGACCGCCGACAAGCTTGTCATCCGCGGCAAGGAAGTTGCGATCAAGGCAGTCGATGACAGCACGCGCCGGGTCGATGGGACGCTGATCGCGCTTGAAATCCAGGCGGCGGGATGACGACGCTGAGCGCAGCACGGGTCGCCATGCGGGCGCGTATCGAAGGCGGCAACGTTGTCGATGCCGGCGACGCGGCCGTGCCGTTTCGCTGGCAGAACGAGGACAAGGATTCCGCAGGCCATGCGGACCTGCCGGATACGCCGGCGCCGTTCGTCTATATCGAGGTTCTCGCCGAGCGGGGCAACATCACGTCATTCGGCGGTGGCTCTGGCCGGAACGTCTATCGCAACACCTTGCGCCTAGACGCTTATGTGTTTGTGCCGAAAGGCAAGGGCCTGGACGAAGCGGAATCGATCGCCGAACAGATCGCGGTTTTGTTTCGATCCTATCGGGACGCCGACATCTCTTGCTTCGATGCGACGGTGTATCCGGGCGGTGATGGCGCCGATCTAAAGCCGCCGGGCCTGTCGTCTCAGGTCGGCAACTATTTCTGGGCGTGCTGCGAAGTGAGCGCGTACTTCGACCAGGTCGGCTGAGAAGCAGGCTGCGCCAATTGGCGCACCCTCGGCCGCGATAGTCTTCCCCCTGCCGCCGCGGGCGGCATTCGTCCAAACCAAGGAGCATGACCATGCCGCTCGCAGAAGGCGTATCCGCGCGCGTGTCGTACAAGTTCTATTCGTCCGGCGTGATCGCCGCCAATGCTGAGCCGGACACGGCGACCGATCCCGGCGCCAGCGGCGCCCAGATCCTGCGACGTGTGTCGGCGTCGCTGAAGCTGGGCAAGGATACCTACCAGTCCAACGAAATCCGCAGCGATCGGCAGATCGCGGATTATCGTCATGGCACCCGGCGGGTCAGCGGGTCGGTCACCGGCGAGTTGAGCCCATTGACCTATGCCGACTGGTTCGAGGCTGCGTTCCGCGGCACATGGGAAGCGGCGGTCGCGCTGGATGAAACCGACCTGACGAGTGTTGCCGCGTCGGCATCAGGCAACAGTCTGACGTTCGCGGCCGGCGATCCGGTGGCGCTCGGCCTTCGCGTCGGTCATGTCGTTCGGCTGACGAATGCCTCGACGGCGGGCGACAATGCCAAGAACTTCCTGATCCTCGCCTTCGGCGGCTCGTCCAATCGGACCCTCACGGTGCATCCGGCGCCGGTCGACATGAGCGCAGATACGGATTTCGACCTCGTGACGGTCGGTCAACGGTTGATTGTGCCGTCGACGGGTCATGTCAGCCGCAAGCTCGGGATCGAGATCTACAACGAGGACATCGACGTCGCCCGGCTGTTCACCGAAAACCGCGTCGGCGGCTTCACCATGCAATTGCCGGCGTCGGGTCTGAGCACCATCGAGTTTCCGCTGATGGGCCGGAACATGGTGGTGCTGGAAGATTCCGATGCGCCCTACTTCACCTCGCCGACTGCAGAGACGACCACCGGCATCCTTGCCGCGGTCAACGGTCTGCTGCGCGTCAATGGAGCGACGGTCGGCGTCGTCACCGGGCTCAACATCCAGATGACCTTGAGTCCGTCATCCGATCCTGTGGTCGGGCAAGATGTCGTCCCGGAAATCTTCCTCGGTCGCGCCAATGTCACCGGGCAAATCACCGCCAATCTTCAGGACGGTGCGCTGATCGGCAACTTCACCGATGAGGACGAGGTCAGCGTCCTGGCCTATCTCACCACGGCCAACGCCGACAGCACGCCGGCCATGACGGTACTGCTGCCGCGCATCAAGTTCTCCGATGCCGATGTCGCCACCAGCGGTGAAGGCGGACAGACCATCACGATGCCGTTCCAGGCGCTGAAGTACGTCGGCTCCGATCCCGGCGTCGATCAGACCACCATCCAGATCGTCGACACCGAAGCCTCCTGATCCGCGCCGCCGCGCGGGTAATGTTGCCGGCGCAACGCCGGTGATGGTTGCAACCAGAGGCGCGGAGACGGCGGTCTTCGCGCCTCATCACCCTTCCGCCGAAGGAAAGAAATCCAATGAGCAAATTCGCGGCGCTTGCCGCCAACGTTTCCGACGCCTTCTCGATGCCGATCACCAGCCCGCTCACCGAGGCTGTTCTCAAGGACTCGGACGACAAGGAGGCGTTCATCTCCTTTCTGTCGCCGGACAGCGAGGTCGGACGCAAGATCGACCGGGCACAATCGCTGCAGGTCATGCGCAAGATGCGCTCGGGGCGCAACCTGCAGGACGATGACGATCTGACCGAGCAGCAGGTCGACAAGCTTGTGGCGCTCACCGCGGGTTGGCATCTGGTCGATCTCGACGGCAAGGCGCTCGACGTGCCGTTCTCTAAGGATAACGCGAAAGAGCTCTGGACCGATCCTGCGATGGGTTGGCTACGGCGGCAGGCCTGGGTGTTCGTGAACACCGCCGGAAATTTTATCAGGCGCTCGTCGACGACCTGATCGTCTTCGCCGAGCACGAATTCCGCAACGCCCGAAAGGTCGCCGACGGTGCGACGGAATCGGATCATAAGAAATCGGCGGCCGCGCAGTGGGCCAAGCTCGGCAATGTCAAAGCGGCCGCGCGTGCCGATCCACTCGGTCCGCAATGTCCGGATGGTCTGATCTACCTGTGGGGCTACTTCCTCGAGATCTGCCCCGGTCTTTCGCAGAACGGAATGGGCCATCCGGTGGTCACATGGGAATGCCTGCAGGCGTGGTGCGGTTTCATGCGACTGGATTTGGAGCATTGGGAAGCGCGGGCGCTGGTGCGGTTGGGTGACCGGCGGGCCGCGGTTGCCGCCGAGGCGATGAACATGCCAACCGGATCGACTTGAGCATGGTCGTGCGCATCAAGATCGATCCAGTCGAGCGTATCACCGAGGCGATGATCCGGGCGGACCTGGTGCTGCCGGCGCAGAAAAAGGCCGCTGCGGACTTTGCCCGGGCGGGATTGGAAGACGCCAAGGAATCCAACCGGCTGATCCTGGGCCGCGTGCCGCCGTTTACGACCACGGTCGATGGACGTCGGGGTGCAGCGCTGGAGAGTGTCAATCCGGATGGCGGCTCGATCATCTTCGAATTCGATCTTGTCGTCGACGTGCTGTCCTGGATTGCCGACAAGTTGATCGAACGGTCGCCGGTGGTGTCGGGGCGGTATAGGCGCGGGCATGTCCTGTTGGCGGATGGGGTTGAAGTTGCGTTGGGCCGAGAGATTCCAGCCGCCGATGAGTATGTGTTCGTCAACCACGAGTCCTACGCGCGCAAGATCGAGGTGGGGAAGACGGAATCCGGCCGCGCGTTTGTGATCCAGGTTGCGAACAAAATCTACGAGCGCACCGCGAGCGACGCCAATAGCCGGTTCGGAAACATCGCCGCGATCAAATTCGGCTATCGAGAATTAACCGATGGGTACGCGCTGCACGGCAACAATACCTCGCGGCATTTTCTCAGGGGCGGCCGCGTTTACCGAGAGCCGACAATCCGAGCGGATCGCCAGGCGGGATCAGTCGTCCCGTCGCCGGCCATCACCGTGACCTACGAGAAGTGAGCCGTCATGACGACGATGCAAGATGCGGTCAAGCGGCTGACCTACGAGTTCACCTCGACAGGGGAGGACAAGGTCGCCGGCGCGCTCAAGGCCGTCAACGATGGCCAGGCCGCGGTGGCGGTGACCTCGCAGCGCGCTTCGCAGGCGACGCTGGTTTTCGACAACAGCCTTGCGCAAGTGGAAAAGCGCTACGGGGCTGTGATCCAGCAGCAGTTAAATTACCAGCATATCCAATTGCAGACGATGCAGCAGACCCAGAGCGCGGCGAACGACAACGTTCGCGCCATAGGTCAATTCGCGGATGCCGCCGACAAGGTCGGCACCGGCCTCGTCAGCGTCGCGGAAAGCACACTGAGCCTGATCGGTCACCTCAAGCTGCTCGCGCTCGCGGCTTATGCGATGTCGCCGGCATTCCGCGGGGTGGTCAATCTTGCAATGCCGGCCGTGCTCCAGGCGATCGGTGTCACTGCGTCGGTTGCGACGTCCGCTCTTGGTGGTGTCGCAAGCAAAGCGCTGGGCTTTTTCAGCAGCATCGGGCCGCCCATCGCTGCCGTCGTGATCGCGTGGCAGGGCCTCAATTATGTGATCAGCCAGGGTATATCGCTTCTCGACAAATACGGCAGCGTCGACGCCCAGCGCAAGCTCTACGCGCCGAGTGCGGATGCTGACCTGGAGAAGCTCACCAAGTTTCAGTCCGACAGCATCTCAGCCGATCAGGTGCAATACGCGACCGACCTTGGCACGCGATTGGCTGCCGCGAAACAGACAATCAATGAATTTCTGACGACCCAGATCGACGTCACGAACGCGGCGCTGAAGCTACAAAATGTCTGGGTTATCATTGTCGAGACCGTGGCTCGTGCGGCGAGCCAGGTGAGCGCCTTGATGTCCTACATTCCAAGCTGGGTCCCGAAGATCGCTGCATTCCTTCCTGGGATCGGCGCTCCGGTCCAGGCTTACAATTATCTGAGCAGCGCACCGCCCGCTGCTGCTTCCCAGGGTGACGCCATGGCGGCCGCTCGCCAGCGCCTCGCGGGCGGGATGGGCAATAGCTTCGCGGGGAGGTTTCAGGGGGACGTCAGCGCCCTCGCAGACCAATCGAAGGCAACCGATACTGCCACGGCCGCAGCGACGCAGGTTCGGGACGCATGGGACCGCGCGGTGACGTCGCTGGAGCGTCATACGCTGACACTGCAGGCCGACACGATGACGCTTGGCCAATCGGCAGGTGCGGCAGCGGGGCTTCGTGCCGAATTTCAATTGCTGGAGGCGGCGAAGGTTGTCGATAGCAGCATCACTGACGACCAGATTGCCAGCTATGTAAAGCTGCGCGCCACAATGAGTGCTCATGACGCACAGGTCCAGTCAGGGCTGGTGCTTAACGACAACGCGCAAAAGCAATTTGATCGTGTCACGCAATCGATCAGGGATCAGACCGCGGCTTATGAGAAGGCCAAGCTCGCCAACGACATAAAATTCCAGTTTTCGACCGTTGGATTGAGTGATCAGGACCTGCGCATCGCGCAGCAGTTGCGGGGCGTTTATGACAGTGTTCCGGACTCGCTGAAGAGTTGGGAGGCCGAGCAGCTTCGTGTCATCGACAACATGAAGCTCATGAAGGACTTGGCAGATGATGCGCTGAAGGGGTTCCTGTCCGACTTGCGCAGCGGCAAGTCGCCGCTCGATGCGTTCACGAATTCGCTGCTGCGGATGTCGGACAAGATCACCGATATGGCGTTGAACAAGCTGGTGGCTGCTGGCGGCGCGGCCATCTTCGGAGGTACGGGCGCCAACGACAACCTCTCCCAGTCTGTTGCGGCCGGCATCAAGTCCGCGAACCAGCAGGCGGCAGACGAATGGCGTCGAAGCGCGAGCACCCCGGGCGGGGGCGCTCCATTGAGTCTGGCGGCGCCTGGCGCTGCGGCAGGTCCGAACTATGCGCTGGGCGGGATTGCTGCTGTCGGGGCTGGTGTGGGCGCCTATCAGGGGGGGCAGGCGAGCGCGTCTCCGGGACAGGGCGCATTGTCTGGCGCGCTGTCCGGTGGCTTGTCTGGTGCCGCGATCGGCACAATGATTTTGCCCGGCGTCGGGACGCTGATCGGCGCAGGCGTTGGAGCGTTGGCAGGCGCTGGTCTCGGGTTCCTCGGCGGCAAGTCCGGTCAAGATGCGGCTCAGCAGCAGGCACGTGATCAGGCCATTGCGGCGGCTGAGGCTCGCGATGCGGCGAACCAGCTTAGCACGCTGACAGCCGCGCTCGATACCAACACCAAGTCAGGCGCGCTCGCAGCGTTTGATGCAAATGCCAATGCGCAGCGTCTACAGGAGGCCAAGGACGGCGGGGCCGCCATGGTGTCGCTGGAAAATTCTTTGTCGGCGCAGCGCCTCGCCTTGGTCAAGCAGTTCACCGACCGAGCAGTAGCGCAGCAGCAGGCCGCCGAGCAGGTCCTGAGCGGCGTCACCAAGACTGACATCCAGACGCGCCTCGATAACATCAGCGATGCGGCCAAGAGCCTGACAAGCGCCCTGACGGACCTCGGGCTATCGACCGATGGCGTGGTCGGCAAGGTGTCGGATGCCATCATCAAGCTGCGCCAGAGCTTCGAGCAGGATCTGCAGGGCAAGATCAACTCGGCGCAAGGCAAAGGCTATCTCAACGACATTTCATCGCTCATCGCCACGAACCAGAGCAATGTGACGGATGCGGCCAGCATTGGCGCCGATCCGAACCTGGTGGCAAAGTTCTTTCAGGTGCAGGCGCAGTCGATCGTCGACAATGCCCAGCTCACCGGGCAGGCGTTCCAGGACCTGATCAACCAGTTCCCGACCTTGACCGGTGTGGTGAATCAGTTTGTCACCACGGTCAGCGCCAGCACGCTCGCGGCCGATGCGCAGGGCTGGACGGATTCGCTGTTCGCAGCGCTCAATGACACCACGACGCTGGCCGGTCAGTTGGCGGCGTTCGACTACGACGCCAACAAGCAGCGCCTCGCCGAGGCCCAGCAGGGCAACCAGAACATCATATTGATGGAGACGTCGCTCGCGGCTCAGCGGCTCAAGATCATTACGACGTTCAATCAGCAGGTGATGGCGAGTCAGGACTCGCTGGCGACCAGCATCACGGCGTTCCTGGCCAACCTCAAAGGCGGCTCGAATTCCGTGCTGTCGCCGCAGGACCGTCTCGGCTCCGCGCAGACGGCGTTCAATTCTCAATTGTCGCTGGCGCAAGGCGGTGACTTCAACGCCGCTAATTCGATCACCAGCTACGCGCAGACGCTGCTCGATGCCAGCAAGGCCTATTATGGATCGGCGGCCGGCAACCAGACGATCGTAGCGCAGGTCACGGCCGCCCTGCAGGCGCTCCCGGCACAGACCACGCTCGCCGATCTGATCAAGGCGCAGACCACGGCCATCAATACCCAGGGCTCGATCCAGACCAGCGCGCTGGGTGTGCAGACGTTCGCGATCAACACCAAGGGCGACAGCACGGTCGGGGCGATCGGTGGCACCACCGGCGCGGTGAACGACAACCAGTCGGTGTTGAATTTCATCAAGAGCGCGACCGATATATCGAACCAGAATCTTGCGTCCGTGGCGACGCTGCAATCCGCCGCGAACACGCTTCAGGACACCGCAAATGCGACGGCGTCTAGTTCCTATGCCCAGCTGGTCACGATGTCGGCGATATTGAACACCGCCAATGCCAATCTATCGCAAATGGTGCAGCAGAACGTCACCTCGCTGGCGTCGCTTTCGTTCCTACAAAGCATCAACAGTCGGATTGACACTTCGAATGCGTTTCTCACCAGGATTGCCACGAACACAAAACTCATGGCTGGAGGTGGGGGGGTGGCCACTGGTGGCTGGATTACTGGTCCGGGCACGGGGACGTCTGATTCTGTTTTCGGTGTGAGACTTTCGAACGGCGAAGCTGTCATCCCGGCCGCCAATGCCGCGATAAATCGTCAGACTGTAGACGCGTTGATCGCCGGCCGTCCGCTGCCCAGCAACGTCATTCCGTTCCCGGTGGGCGGTGCTGGCGGGATGGGCGAGGTTCTGAATGAATTGCGTTCCCTGCGAGCAGAGGTCTCAACCTTGCGGCAGGAGCAGAAAAGCGGGCTGGGGCAGGTCCAGCAGGCAACCGTCATGGGCGCCGCGCACGTCGGTGAGCGCGTTGACATCGTCGCTGGGGCTCAGCGTGATCTTGTGCGGGAGACTGCCCACGCTGGGCGGCGCAAGGCGTCCTGATGCCTGACACGTCCGTCTATCTGCTTGAGATCGACGCGTGGACCGGCTCGGCTGTCGAGACGTTGTATTATTCAAGCCATAGCAAATCGACCGGGCCGCACGATACGCCGGCGAATACGTTCTACGACGGCCGCCTCGTTGATGCGGGGAAGTTCTCACGGTCCTTGTTCCAGGATGGTGGAACGCTCGGCACCCCGTCGAGCAATGTCGGGCTGATTACGCTCAACAATGCCGATGGCGCACTCGATCCATGGTTGGATTACGGCTTTGATGGGCGGGCGTGGCGGCTCAAGCAGCTGCCGGACATCACGGCGCCGGTGTCATCGGCGGGATTGGTGTTTCGGGGCACCTTGCAGGGGATCGACTCGTCGGATGCGACCCGGGTTTTGCGGCTGCGGACGTCAGACCGGCTGTCCGAGCTGCAGCACCCCCTGCTGACGACGCGCTATGCCGGGACAACGACTGGCCCGGGCGCGACCGCGGAAGGAGACGCCAGCCTCAAGGATCAGATCAAGCCGTGGGTGTTCGGCGCGGCCAGTAACGTGCCGTGCGTGCTCGCGAATGCGTTCAACCTACTCTACCAGGTGTCCGGCGGAGCGGTGTCGTCAATCATTGCCAAGGACGGCGCCTTCGCGCTGGCCAATGCCGGCGATTATCCGGTGCTGTCCAGCCTGATCGCCGCCACTCTGATCCCAGGTCAATACGCCACCTGTCTTGCGCTCGGCATTTTCCGGCTGGGCGGGGCACCGGCCCTGACCGTGACGGCCGACGTGGTCGAGGGCGCGACGCTGGCGCTGCGCTCGGCCGCCCGGGTGATGCAAAGGATGTTGAGCCTGTTCGGCTGGGCTTCTGCGGATATTGGCACTGCGAACTTCGATGCCTTGCATGCCTTCAATCCCGCCGAGATTGGGATCGTCATCGCCGATGACAGCAACGCCGACGCGCTGCTGGGACAAGTCGGCAACTCGATTGGCGGAGCAATCCTGCCAGACCAGTTCGGCGTGCTGCAGGCGATCAGTGTGTCGCTGCCGACCGGCGATCCGGTCGACACTTTCACGATCCGCGATATCGCCAACGAAAACACGACGCTGTCGCTCGTCTCCGGGCCCAGCCAGGAAGGGCAGGGCGTGCCTGCCTATGCGGTCACTCTGACGTGGGGCCGTATCTGGCAGAAGATGACGACCAGCGAGATCGTGGGTGCTGTCGACGACGCCACACGAGCGGTTCTGACAAGCCAGCAGGATCGTAAGGCGACGGCGCAGGACAGCTCCATTCTGACGGCGCATCCCAAGGCCGTGCAAATCAATGTCGATACGCTGCTGACCACACAGGCAGCCGCCCTAGCGGAAGCGGTCCGGCGCCTGGCCATGTACGGATCTCGTCGGGATCGGCTGCTGCTGGAGATCACGCTGACCTTCGACCGCGCCGAGGCGATCCAGATCGGCTCCGTGGCCCAGCTCATGTTCTCGGCGCCGATCGAGCGCTTCGGTTATGGCGCCGGCAAAAACTTCCTGGTGATCGGCCGCATCGACGATTTCACCAAGCGCCTCACGTCGCTGGAATTGTGGGGGTGAAATGCCAGACCCTATCCAAGTCGTATCTCAGATCGTTTTGTCCGGGCTAAGCGGTAGCAGCTTTTTTGACATTCTGTTTGCGACATGGACCATCGATGATCCTAATGAGGATGGCCTTGATTATTTGAAGTATGACCACACCGATATCTACGCCACACCGTGGGTCACATCGGGGACTCCCGGCAATTTTCGAGATGCGCATTTTATCGGCAGAAGCTTAGGGGACTCGATTATTTGCCGGTTCAGCGGCTTGCCGCTTACGGCCGGATTGAAGTCGCGATTCTGGGCTATTCCTTATAATAAATCAGGCGGTGCCGGGTCTCCGCCTGTCGACGGTTTCGATGTTGATATCAGTGCTGGGTACAGCGTTTCTAACGCCGTATTTTTCAATCCGACTTACGCACAGATAACCGTTGTCAGCCCTGTCGGGCAGCCCTCTGCGACGATGGTCGGCGGTCCGTTGGTGCTGGCAGCCAAGCAAACCACCCAGAACAATTCTTCACAATTGTCGTTTCCGGCAATGTCGGGAACTCCATCCAGACTGAGCGATGGTGACATCTGGTTCGATGGCGGCAGTAACAAGTTGAAGATGCGCGTCAACGGAACCACGAAAACATTCGCATTTGAATAGCGCGCACCGTCGTCGCTGCGATTGAGTCGCCTCATCACTTTTGAAATTCCGATCTGGAGCGGCGCGATGGGAAGCTGCGTCATCATCTATGACAATTTTTTCGGGAAGGGTATCGGCCCAACGAACATATCGCCTGGCTCGACGTGGCGCATCCGTTCGTATTCCGATGCTGAAAAATCCAGGGTCGCCTACGACAGCGGTGTTCGTGCGGTTTGCGAAGAGCAATGCGATGCCGATATCCGCCCTTGGTTGCGATGGGAATCTTTCTGATGGGAAGCTGCGTCATTATCTATGACAACTTCTCGGATGCGGCCGTCATCAGTGGTGGCAGCTTTCTCGCCGCTCTGCCGCGCGCCAACATGCAGGACGAGGATATCCAGAAGGTCGCGCGCACGACCGACACGGCGAATGCATCAACGGCATTCTCGATCGACTTCGGCAGCGTTCGGCCGATCGGCGGCATTGTCGTGGGGCCGACCAATATTTCGCCTGGCGCGAGTTGGCGCGCGCGCTCGTATGCCGACGCCGCGATGCTGACGGTGCAATACGACAGCGGTATACGCACGGTGAGCGGCACCACGATCGATTGGGGTGACACCGGAGCCTGGCTGCAATGGGAGGACCCCGGCTTCTGGTACGGAATCCCCGACAGCTTCGATCTGACGATTGTGCCGACTTATCTCGCCGAGATCGTCTCGGTCGAGAATGTGTCATTCGCCAACGCACAATATTGGACGGTCGAGGTTTTCGACTCCGCAAACCCGGACGGCTATCTGCAATTCGGGCGGCTGCTGATCGGACGCGCCTTCCGGCCCAGCCTTAACTACACGCCCGACAATAGTTTCGCGCCGGTGCCGCTGACCGACATGGTCGAGTCGCTCGGTGGCAAGCGAACGTTCTGGGATCGCGGTCAGCGCCGCACCCAGCATCTCGCCTTCGACATGCTGTCGTTCCAGGAACTTATGGGCGACGTCTTTCGGATCGGCAACCGCATCGGCATCAGCCGCCAAATCTTCCTCGTGCCCGATCCTGACGACGCCACCAATTTCAACAAGCGCTCCTACCTCGGAACATTCAAGGCGGCGCCCCCGATCGTCCAGGCGCTCGCCGATATCGGCTCAACCGTGATCGACGTCGAAGAGGTGCTGTGATGAGCTATCCCTGGAGCGGCACGATTACGGCTGCGATCGCGCGGCTTGCGAGCTATTACAACGGCTCGGACTACAATGCCTCGACCAATCCGGGCGGGTTTGGCCATGGCGGTCATACGACCAATTTTATTCCTGCCTTGCAGGACGATGCGACAGTTGCCAACGCGATCGCCGATGCCGCTGATTATGCCAACACGGCTGCGGTAGCGGCTGCCGCCAGTGCGGTTACGGCCGCGGCGGCTGCAACCGCTTTGATCGCTACATCGACGACGTCGGTTGCCATTGGCGTCGGCTCAAAATCGTTCACGACGCAGGCCGACAAGTCGTTCTCGGCCGGCACGCCGCTGGTGATCTTCAGTGCTGCCAATCCCTCGCTGAATTACATGGGCGGCATCGCCAGCGCCTATTCCGGCACGTCGTTGACGGTCAACGTCACCGGTATCGGTGGTTCTGGCACCTTCACGGATTGGACGATCGCCGTGGCCGGCTTGCCCGGCGCCGCCGGCGCCGGCGGCATAACCGGTCCGATCGGTCCGACCGCAGGGCTGGAGCTTGCCTTCGGCAATGGCACCACGGATTCCGATCCCGGCAACGGCATCTTCAAGATGTCGAGCGGCACGTTTGCCTCGATCACGACGCTCTATTTCGACAACCTGGATCGGTTCGGCAACGATATTGCCGCGATTCTCGATACATTCGATGATCCTGGAAAATCGACCGACCGCGGCCGACTGAGCATCGTCCAGATCAGCGCGCCGCAAAAGCGCATGCTGTTTACGGTCACCGGCAGCGTGGTCGATGGCACCGGCTATCGCAAGATCTCGGTGACCCCGATCGGCGTCGGGACGATTCCGACTAATGCCGAAAACTGCACCATCTTGTTCGCCGAGGCTGGGGCTCCAGGCTCCGATGGTATCGGTTCCGGCACAGTCATCGGCGATACCACATCGACCGCTGGGCATATTCCAATCTATAGCGACGCTACCGGCAATCACATCTCGGATGGTGCCGTCGGTATCGGCACTAGCGGCGCCAACGTCCCGCAGCTCAATGCAGCCAACACTTGGTCGTCAGGGCAGCTTCAAACCTTTGCCGGCGGTCTCAAGGGCAATTGGACGCCAGGTGCAGAAAGTACCGTCGCATCAGCCACGACCTGCGATATTGGCGCTGCCGCGACAAACAACATTCTGATCAGCGGCACCACCACAATCACCGGCTTTGGGACTACGGCGGACCAGGTCCGGTTCGTGCGCTTCTCCGGCGCTCTCACGCTCACGCATAACGCCTCGTCTCTGATCCTGCCGGGTGGCGCCAACATCATCACGGTCGCGGGCGATACCTGCCTTGCGGTGTCTGACGACTCCGGCAACTGGCGCGTCTTCAATTATGTCTCGAAAAATCAGTCGATCATCGGTCCGGCCGAAGTCACGGTCGCGAGCGCGACGACGACGGAGATTGGCCTTGTCGGCACGTCATTCGTCGCGATCAGTGGCACGACGACGATCACGGGATTTGGCACCGCCGCGAGCCGTCTGCGGTTCATTCGCTTCACCGGCATTCTGACCTTAACGCACAATTCGTCATCGTTGATTTTGCCCGGCGCCGCCAACATCACAACTGCGGCTGGCGATACCTGCGTCGCCATCTCCGATGCGTCGGGTAACTGGCGCGTCTACAACTACACAAAAGCCAGCGGCAAAGCGACGATCGGCCCGGCATCGACCGACATCACCGACGCCACGACGGTCGGCAAGGCGGTGTTGACTACGGCATCTGCTGCCGCAGCACGATCAACATTGGGCGGTGTCGGCGTTGTTGCTCAACAAATCTTTACGTCAGGAGGGACGTACACTCCGAGAACGGGGTTGATTTATGCGGTCATCGAATGTGTTGGTGGCGGCGGCGGTGGCGGTGGCGTAGCAGGGGCGTCTGGTTTTGTTACAGGTGGTGGCGGCGGCGGTGGCGGCTCTTATGCTCGCACAATTGCGATAGCAGCAACGATTGGCGCATCGCAAACTATAACAATTGGTGCTGGTGCTGCTGCTGGCACCACTGGAGGTGGCACTGGCAGCACTGGCGGCAGTACGTCTTGTGGATCGATTTGTGTTGCTGCTGGAGGTGTTGGTGGGACTGGTGGCGGCAGCGCTGCGATTGGCAGCGGCGGCGCTGGTGGAGCACCTGGCACTTCAGATTTTGGTGCTGCCGGAATGTCAGGCAATAATGCGCCATATTCGTCGTCCGCAGCCACGGCCCAATATCAAGTTGGGACTACGCAAGGTGGCAATTCAGGTTTAGGCATGGGGGCTGGAGGGAAGTCGACATATAGCGGCGGCGCAAGTATCACTGGCACAGCAGGCAGCAATTACGGCGGCGGTGGCTCAGGCGCCATGTCCGTCAATGTCGCTGCAAATGCTGCTGGTGGAGCGGGAGCGGGCGGCGTTTGCATTATCACGGAGTATGCAACCCAATGAGCGACAGATATGTTTTGGTGGACGGCGATGGAAGCGTTGTCAATGCGGTCTTATGGGACGGCAAAGAAGGCTGGTCGCCGCCAGAGGGACAGACGCCGATAGCATCCGATGAAGCTGGACCGGGATGGACATACGCCGGCGGTAAATTCGCTGCGCCTGCTATTGTTGATGCGCCGATACCCGTACCTGCATCCACCGTTGTTGATGGCGTCGTATTTCTCACGCGACTGACCGATGCCGAATATACGGCCGTCATGGCGGCTGCTGCACAGAATGTGCAACTGGCGCGCTGGGTCGACCAGTTCCGGCTGCTCGGGCATATCGATGTTGCAAGTGCCGCGGCTGTGGCCGCAAAGGCTGCGCTAGTAGCCGCGGGATTGTTTACTGCTGATCGGGCGACCGAAGTGTTCGCTCCGCCGGCCTAAGTCTCTCCAGGCCTTTTTCACAACCTCGGTCGGCGAGCTCGGGAGTGCGTTCGGTTGGTCGACGACCAGATCGACGATCTCTGGCGCGCAGGAGCGGCGTTGTGATGCGCGCTTGAGCCAGTGAGTTAGACAATTGGGGGAGAGAGAGTGGTCATGCGGTATTTGGCGACGGTGGTGATGACCGATCCGCTCACAGTTGAACTGAACGCGATGCCCAATCTCGTGCCGGGAGAATTCATGCAGATTTACGGCAAAGGCGGCGGTGCCGGTGGATATGACCGCCCTTTGTTCGGCAGCGGAGGCGGCACGACTAATTTGCCTTACCTGGTCCTAGTCCAGGGCGCGGGGCGGCCGCTTGATTTTCAAGTAAATGCGCGAGTTTCTGTGCCTCCGCTTTAGGCAACAGGTAATGCAGCCACCCAAAATGTGGGTCGCGAATGTGCAACAGTGAATCGCCCATCATCGCGTCCGGCTCCGTGACCCATCCGGGATCGAGGACGGCGCTGACCTTCTGAGCTTGCGCGAAGGTCTTTGGAACCTCCGGCGTCATACCGGCGCGGAACATCCCGAGGTTCTTGAGCATGTCTTCGACCGCGTCGACGTCAAGCTGAAAGGCGACTGGCGGGGTCGTCGGAAATGTAACCGTCACAGTTTTCCGATCATCGCTCAGTGTCCAATTCGGCCCTGACATAGCGTCCTCCCGCGCCCTTTAGCCTCCCATTGGCTGAGGGCGTCGGTCAAGTCGTCCGAAACCAACCTCAGAGGTGACCTGATGCGACACGGCATTGTCGCTGCGCTTTCGCTTGCGTTCATTCTGCTGTGGCATCCGCACGAGGTGCAGGCGAGAGGTTGGCACCGCCATGTCCATCACCACCATCATTATCGGCACCGGCACAATGCGCATCGTCACGTGCATCACGGTCGCCGCCACATTGCGCGTCGCGCATCTCGGTCCGTCGCAACGCGCGGTCTCGGTAACATTGGTGGAATGAACGGCGCCTTCGTCGGCAAGCTTCGCGAGCTCAATGCCTCGATGCCTGCCGGTGCGCGTTGCGCGGTTGGCTCCGGTTTCCGCAGCCACGCCCAGCAGGCGGCGCTCCACGCTGCCAAGCCTGGCCTTGCGGCGCGGCCCGGTCATTCCAATCACGAGCGCGGGCTTGCGGCCGATCTGGCATGTGCCGGCGGCGGTCTCGCCTTCGCGCACCGCAATGCCGCGCGCTTCGGGCTGCGTTTCCCGATGGCCTACGAGCCCTGGCACATCGAGCCGCAGGGCGCGACCCGCTTCGCCCGCCGGCACCTCCACATTCGTTTCGCCATGCGTCGCCTGCGTCACATGCGCGGCGGCTTCGGGGGATGAGCGCCATGGCCTTCTTTCGATCCGCACGCGGGCGGGCCGAGTCTGAGCGTGCCCGCACCCTGGTGGAATCACATCTCGGTGACATCCCCGGAGATCCCGGCGGATGGCGTCCCGATACGCCGGTGCGGACGCTCGAGCACGAGATGGAATCGTTCTGGCGGGATTGTCTCGTCGGGCTCGGTTATACCGCAGCCCTGGTGCTGGCGGCGTTGGCGATCTGGTTTTGCCTCGCAATGATGGGCCTGCCGCGCGTTCACGTACCGGGCGGAGGTGCGTGATGGCCCCGATCAATCTCAAGGTCCTGGACCTCTCGCATCACAACACGGTCTCGAGCTTCGACGCGATCCGCAAGCACGGCATCGTCGGTGTCATCCTCAAGGCGACCCAGGGCCGCGGCATGGTCGACAAGACCTATGCGGACCGCGTCAAGGCGGCCCGCGCGGCAGGCTTGCTCACCGGTGCCTATCACTTCAACACCGGCGAAAACATCGCGCAGCAGGTCGAGCACTTCATCGAGACGGTGAAGCCCGACGATCACACCTTGATGGCGCTCGATTGGGAGGACAATCGCCCCTCCAATATGAGCGTCGCGCAAGCGCACGAATTCCTGGAACGGGTCGACGCCAAGCTCGGCCGCAAGGCCAAGCTCTACAGCGGCAACCGCGTCAAGGATTTGCTCGGCCAGCACATCGATCCTTTTCTCGGCGAACATCACCTATGGCTCGCTCAATACGGCAACGCGCCGCGCCCGCAGGCGAGCTGGTCGCGCGTCTGGCTTTGGCAATACTCCGATGGCGTGATCGGTCCGCGCCCGCATTTTGTCAGCGGCGTAAGCGGCCAGGTCGACTGCAACAGCTTCGACGGCGACGACGATCAGATCACAAAGGAGTGGGCGTCATGAGGGCCGTTCTGGCGCCACTCGTCGCGCTGTGCCTTGCCGCATGCGCCGGCGTCGTCACGCCATCACCGATCACTTCGACCGGCGAGCAGATGCGGCTGTGGCTGATGTACGGCGCCGGCGGATCGATCACGTCCGGCGGCGTCGATACGCTCAAGCAGCGCGTCGGTGCCAAGTACGGATCTCGCATCAAGGTGATCGGTCCCTATCAGTGGACCCAGGCAGCGCAGATCGGCGCCGAGATGACGGCCACGCCGCCGAGCATCAAAGTCGCCGTCGAGGGCTATTCCTGCGGCGCCGCGGCGGCACCCGATGCTGCGGCCGCAACCAGCCGGCCCGTCGATCTTGTCGCCGGCATCCAGCCCAGCCTCTACTGCGGCGGCGCGACGCTGTCGGCCAACGTCTTGGCCGCGCTCGACGTCTACAATCCGACCTGCATCGAGACCGGCGGCCTCGGTTGTCGGCTCTATGCGATGGGTCCGGGGTTCGTGCCGGCGCGGCTGACGCACGTCTA